CCGGCCTCCACAGGAATGTGGAGCCGGGGGTCGCACTTGACCCACGGGAAGCGGGTCTTCATAACCCTCTCCATCCGGCGCAACCAGAGGTTCTCAAGCCTCGGGTCCGCCTCCACCGGGGCCCGAAGGCCCGGGGGAGGGACGGAGGGGGGTACGAAGAGAGTCATTCTGTCTTCACAGTTCTCCCGGGGAAGGGCGAGGATCTCGCAGGCCGTCCACGAATGGTCGGCCCTGAAGGTCTTCCCCTTGTTGAGCTGGGCGCCAACGGAGGCGACACGACTGGCGTATATGTCAAGCGCATCGGATCCAACCCGATGCCGGCCAACCGAGTCGTCTCCGTGAGTCAAGGATCGGCTGAACCTGCCGACCGCCCAAGCACTCACCCAAGAGAGAACTACGAAGCTGAGAGGTGTACCCATCGGACTCCCTCTGGAGAACACGACTTCCCCGATTGGATCGGGAAAGCTCCAAGTCGTGCTCCCCACCAGTCCGAGCGAGCGTCGCGCCATGAGGTGATCCGCAGGACGGATCGCACCACGGCGGACGAGCGCTTCGACGACCACCTCGACCGCTGCGTGCGACAACCCGTCCGTCGCCTTGGAGAGATCCAAGGAACGGAAGGTGTGCCCGCGGCGGTAGTGAAGACCGTTGGGAATCTCGCGGGATCCGGAGTCGATCGTCCAGTGCCCAGGAGGCAACAGACGGGACGACTCGCGGATCCAACTCCCCTCTACAAAGGTCCTCGCGTCGGGGACACCGACGACGCGAACCTTGTAGCCGGGAGCTCTGAGCGCGGCTGCCTTCATGGCGAAAGGTTTCCCTTCCGCCCTGAGTGCCAGCAGCCCTGCACAGCGGTACGATTCCCTCATGTCTTCACTGACACCTTGACACGGCCTGAGAACGACACGTGCTCTCCTGAGGCAGAACGCCCCAAGAGAGTCGCCAGCAAACCGAGCGAACTCGGCTTGCGTGGCGCCACGCATCTCAAGCCCGTGCCCAAGGTGTTCGAGGTAGCCGTCGATCCCGCCTCGAGTGGCAGGCCACTCGAGACAGGACGAACTGGAGGAGGGAAGCCGCCTTGGAGCCCTCGGGTTGCGACGTGCACGCTTGGAGAGCGACACGAACGACCTGAGGGACTCCAAGGCGGCGGCCGATGTGGGAAACGGTGCGCTCGCCATCTCCGCCGCACTCTGAAGGTGCCGGACCACCTCCCTCGCGGGAGGCTCCGGCAACGACCTAGAGAGTCGGGAGAAAGCGAAACCATTCTCGGGTTCTCGCACTGCCAGGTTGCAGAGACAGTCGACGACATCTTTACGGATGCCGCACGGCTGTATCTTCCACCTCTTGGAGTGCAGGGAGGACCCGCGAATGTTGTGGCAGAGTTTCTTCAGGCAGTCGACCTGATAGGCAACGCCCCGAGGGGCGGACCTACAGGCCCACTGATGGAGAAACCAAGCCACGCGCATCGAATCCCAGCCAGACAGGACAAGACCGCTCCAACAGGCTGTCCAAACCTGTTGGAGTGGAGACAT